AAGGCCAGCTCTTATGTCCAACATAGCGTTGACTTTGGGGTTATTTAGTTTCTCCCGTATCTCTGGAATGCTTTTCTTATTGAGACTTTCGACTTCATGGCCTGTTTGCTCTGTTATCCAGCTCTTTAATTGTGCCGGACTTTTTGGATTCTCAAGACCTGTCAAGTCTTTCGCGTCTTGCAAGAGACGACCTTTAATAATATGGTCAAGGTCTACCGCCTTTTTTGCAAAAGGTATATCCGTCATAACGCCTCTATCATTGATATGCTGGTCATGCACCCACAAGGCTTGCTCGTCTCTTGTGACTGGGAACTTTGCAAGTTTTCTCCGTATTGCTCTTTCCGATTCTACGTCTTGCCGGTTATAGTCAATATACAAATTCCACCGGTTAGGGTCATGCTCTGGTAAGTTTCTTGTTCTTCCGCCGTTTACTTTCGTCGGTTTACAAGGTATAGAAAAATACCGAATTAACGCCCTGCCTGTTTTTAGTTTCTGTTTGTCGTCTGGCAAGCCGAGAACTTTGCCGACCTGCTCCAATGTACTCGGCAAGCCAAGCTCTCTCGCCATAACCGCTGTACAGCTCCATTGCTCTGGCGGTGTAACCTTTCCAAAGTAAGAAGAAAAGCATGTACGCTCAAAAGCCGCATTGAAGGCTGTTTTCAAAATATTAGGGTCATAAATCGCTTCTTCTATTTCTTTTGGCAATTCTTCTCTCGTCAGGTCAATAACGTCTACGGGTCCATCATCAAAGGCATAGCCGAGTAACAAGATTTCAAAGTCAGGACTTGACGCATACGCATACACACCACAATCTTTCAAAGATACGGAACTGTAGGTCTCAAGGTCTATGTTCATTGTTACCATGATTTTCCTCCTAACTAAATGTCGGAAAAATGATATATCATCAAATTTCCGACACCACGTTTTTATTATCCGAGAAGGTCATCATAATCACTGCTTGCTTCTGCGTCTGTATCTTCCCAGTCGTCATCCCAATCGGAGTCAGTAACTACACCGCCACTCAATGGCTCGCCGTCATGGAGTTTCATTACACCATTCAAACCGGCAGACACGCCTTTGTTTCCATTCGTGTCATATACATAAAAATTGATAATTGCTCGACCGTAGCACCCAGAATAAAGCTCCTGCGGGTCAGTAATCGGAGTTTTATTTTTGTCAACCAGAACTGGCTTATTTTTAGAACTTACTGTCATAACATAGCAGCCAGCGCACTCAGGACCAAAATCTCCACCATTTGGGCGTTCTCCGTCACCATCATGGAGCGTGGTCTTTAATTCGCTCGGCAGCTTCTTCCCAGTATTCTTTTGAAGATAATTCTGTTTTGCCTCTGCAATCGCTGCTTTAATCTTATCCAGCGTAAACTTATCGCCCTTATCAATCAAAAGGGTAACGCTGTATGTTTCATTACCACCTGCGACGGCGGCTCTCGGCTCGAATAAACTGCAATAACTAAATCTCACTTTTCCTGTTGTAATCTGTGTACTCATAATAAAAATCTCCTTTACTTATAAAATTTGTGATTCCCATACTCATATAGGAAAGTTAAGTTGCGGCTGTGCCAGTTATCTGCATTAGCGCAGTTTTCAAAATATAAGGCTCCTTCTGAAAAATCATTTTCTAAGGACTTTACTTTCTTTAGAGCTTTCCAGCAATCTGCATTTGGCTCTACTTTGTCAAAACGTCCGTCTGCAATTGGTGAGAATTGTTTTTCTTGATAAATCACGTCATGCACGTTATCAGGAAACTCGTCATCAAGCATACGATTTAAGACCACCATAATTACTAGCTCTTTCCCTTTTAAGGGTTCACCTTCTGCTTCTGCCATTGCAATCTTGGCAAGCAAGTAAGAATCTTTTTTCGTCAGCTTCATTTTATAGTAAGTCTCTGGTGCCTTTGTTGCTGTAGCTGTCGGTATTGGCGTTACATCCGTTGGTAAAGTCGTTTCTACTGCCGTAACGGCCTCCATTGTCACCGATAAGGCCACGCTACTTTGTATAGACGCCTCTGTGGTCTCTCCAGAAGCTCCATATTGAGTTTTTATGGCGAGCGCTAGTAAAACTACGCCCATGATAAAAATAAGCAATATGGAGAAATTTGGAGCTCTTTGATGTCTGCGACGATGTCGCCTTTGTTTCCTACGTTGTGCATACATGATTAACCCTCCTTATTCATCAAACGCAGCCATTATTGCCTCTTCAGGCTGAAAAGCTGGTCGCTTGTCCGATTCTGGTGCAAGAGTTGGTTTTCCTTGCGGTTTTATAATTAAATCGCCGAGAGTTTCCGCGACTGCTTTTTTACCAAACTCTTTTTCCATATTGGTAATAGTCAGCAGCTTCTTTGTATAAAGTTTTTCTTCATCAAAGCCCGCTGCTTTCATAGCTTCCGCAACTTTCTCCTCATTTACAAACTTGCGATTGCTGCGGCCCTCAACCATCTTCCAACCTTCGACAGCTTGACCAGAAAGAAGTGTGGACTCAACAAGGTTTTCAAGGTCAGTCAGCCATGCTCTAATGTCAGCCGCTTTTTCAAGAACTTGTCCAGCTTCTTCTGGTGTTATCAATAGCAGGTCCTCGGCGTCATCAAACAAAGCAAGATTCTTTTCATACCGAGCACGACATTCCTCTTTTGCTTTGCAGAATTTGCAAGCTTCTTCTGACGGTGCAAATTCACCGTTACCAGCAAAGGCGAGTTCGGCAGTCGGCTTGACTACTGTTTCAGCCCATGCCAAAAGGTCTTTTACTGATATTTCATCAGAGCTTTGTGCGCCAGCTAAACGCGGTTGATAGATAGTCATACGAACATTTTCAATATCATAGAGTTGTCCGTAATACTCTAATGCACCAAGAGCGTATAGCCGCATTTGCGGGTTTCCTGTTGCTTCCACGCGGTGCCCCTTACCATATTTCAAATCAACAATTTCCAGTAAGTCGTCTGATACAATCGCGCAATCACATGTGCCAAAGCCTTCAGGCACCCATTTGGAAAAATCAACTTGCACCTCTAATTCGGCAAATGCGTCCGAACTGCGTTTCTTTGCTTCCTGTAACTTTTCCCACACAAGCTTGCCATAAGCTTCTGCGTGCTCTTGCATTTCGGCATTATAAAACTTTTCGCCGTCCTCTGTTGCAAAGAGCTTCTTTAATTCGGCGTTAAACTTTCTTTTGTTTATGTCACCGATGTTATACCTTGCAATGATTTCACCAAGAGCATGTGCCACTGTACCCTCTCTTGCATACTCGCTTGAAGATTCAGGAAATTTCTCCTCTAGTCTTGCACTCGGCGGGCAGCTAAGCCACCTTGCTGCTCCGCTGGCAGACAGTAAAGCGTGTACGTCAGGCATCGACGGCTACCAATTCTTTCATCAAATCATCGTAGCGGCTTTCTGGTACTTCAGAAAGTTTGGTGGCCTCAAACTTTGCGAAAATCTCTTTTAATACGTCAGACTTACCAGCCTTTGAAATTTTCAGTGCAACCGCACGTACATCTGTTTTTGTCACAGCACTTGCTGTTTCCTTTGCTTCCTTTGTTTTTGTCTCCTCTGCTTTTGCTTTTGGCTCTTCTTTGGCTTCTGACTCTGTAGGCTCTGGCTTTTCAGCTTTTGCTTTCGTCGTCTTTGTGGCCTTTGTCTTTGCGGTTACCGTCGCAACGGCTTTTGTCTCCTCGCAAAAGACTTTCAATTTTTCAAGATTCTCAACCGTAAGGTCAAGGGTTAGTGTAATTTGCTGCATAGTTTTTTCCCTCCTTAGATTTCTCCCAAGCCTCAAAGGCTTGCTTGTTTGCTGGATTCTTATAATATGTGGTAGCAGCTTCCAGCAAAGCGGTTAACGTGCGTCTTTCGATTTCAGCATAGACTCTAACTTGCTCTTGTTTCATGGCAATCACCTTCTTGTATCTTAATCTGATACTTTTTTGGTAAAAAAAATTTTCATTGCTTCATCGTTAGTAAGGTGGTACCGCGTAATCATAAACATCATTTCATTTTGGGTAAACTCCGCGCCCTCACGTTCATTGATTTTTGCGTTAAACCTTGATAAACTCATGCCCATAGCCTCTGCCAAATCTCGTTGTGTGTCATCGTTTTTCACCATGACACTTGATAAAAGTGTTTTATCCATCTTTGGGCCTCCTTCTGTGCTCGCTGGTAGCCTGCGCAGGTCTAAAGTAGCGTGTCACGATATAAATATAACGCAATGAGATTCATTTGTAAACAGTTTTTTTCATATTTTTGTTTATTTTCTTCATAAAATGCGATATAATTAAGAAAATCAATGCAAAGGAGGGATTTTCATGGTTGATGATACAGGCAAAAGAATCCGAGCCAGACGCAAAGACCTAGGTATGACGCAAGAGGAACTTGGCAAAAAAGCCAGTGTAACAAAAGCCACTATAAATAAGTATGAGACCGGCATTGTTACAAACTTGAAACGCTCTACTATAGAAGATATAGCCAGCGCGCTAAATGTTTCCCCTAGTTATATAATGGGCTGGACCGATAACATCAGCGATGTACACACCAACAATGGTGTGATAGGCCAGAACTCTGGAACCTTTACCGTGAATAACGGCGAGCGTACTCTCTCCAAAGAAGAATTAGAGCTCTTACGTATCTATAATACAATAGACGTCAGAGGCCGTATAAGGCTTATACAAGCGGCTTTAGAGCTCGAGGAGGGAAAATATTAGGGGGGGGGGGGGTAA